CACCCCCTTACTTACTACGCTCCGGGTGAACCCCAGATCCCTAATGGATCTGAGACACCAAAGCTGTACCGCTCGCGAGACTTATAACGAACGTTTCCGGTATCAAAGTCACCGTCCATGCTCGTCTCAAGTGCAACACGATTAAAGTGCTTCAGACCATTCGGAATGTCAGTCATTAGGAACCACGCATCCGTATCAGTCAGATAGTGATTCACAACTGTTCCACCAGGAACAACACCCATCGAACGCACAGCGTTGATATCGTTGTCCGCAGTTCCGGGGCGAAGCTCAGATTTCATTACCCTTTGCGCTACAAATTGTAGATCGGGCGGGATAACGAGCGACTGGGGACGAGCAGCGATCATCAGACCACGCTCATCTGTCCATTTGCCAATCTGAATAACGGCAGCCTCAAGAGAAGTCTCATTGAGGTCAACAGCAGTAGCTGGACGGTTAGAGTTCTTACCACCCGAAACGAGTGGGTGACCGTCACCACCAGTTACGCCATCACCTGATGCCGTGAACAAGTTTACACCATCGCCGCTCTGATAAGCGTTGGTAAATCCATTGTTCAAAGGAACAACAGCTTTAACCTGCTTGGTGTGGGCCATGGCGCGAGCCAAAGCCTTGGTATAACGAGCCGACAGGGAATCATAGAGATTATCTTCCATGGCTTCTTCCGTAATGGCAAAGCCCATGGCGATTGTCTCATGATTGTAGCGAGCGGTGAAGCTCTCCTGTGAGCGTCATACGAAATCGCTGATCCCTCGTCCTTGACGGGGGCAGCGTCGAAGCCCGAAAGCTTCACTTCTTCTTCAAAAGACCGATCCGAACTTTCCGTCTCATAGATTTCGCTATGCTCTGCATCGTAGCGAGCATACTCCATCCCGAAGAGTGCGTTAAGCCCAGGAAGTAGTTCCTTGAGAAGTTGTGCGCGTGAAATAGCCATTAGTTAGTCTCTCCTATTGCCCAGTGGCACGTTGATATTGATGCGGAGAAACCGTCACACTAGACGGCCAATTGAAGGTGCACACGACATCGGGGTAGGCATCACTTGCCGTTGTCCCAACTGGTTGCTTGCTGCTTGGGCCATCAACAAAGTCGATGATACGAAGCGGAAGCGTCAGCGTTGTCGCTGGTGTACTTGCATCAAGTGCATTCTTCGATTTTCCAATGCTGGTGCTACCCGCCGTCTGCACCACACCCGCGTTCAAGCCACGGTCTGTAGTGTTTACGGCTTCGTCGCCCTGCATCTGAAATACAACATGTGGGTCATCAATCACATAAGCCATCGCATCAGTTGCCGTCGTACTCGCAGGCCACTGCGTGTTAAACGTTTTCTGACTCGTTGTGCTTGGTGTGTAGGAACAACCCACAAAGATTCCGACCGAATTCAATGCAGCAGTACCAGTATCTTTAGTAATAGTACCATCTGTATGAACCGTGACGAAATCACCATTAAAAATCGCGGTGCCGTAAGTGCTGGCAATTGGTAAGTGTCTAACCTTGCCCGAATACGAGCCGGAAGCACTCAACGTACCAATTGGCCTTGCACCGTATGGTGAAGCTGAAGCAGCCATGGTAGTTAATTCCTAGTTAATTTGGGCATTAGCGGCTTCCGCCACCAAATGCCACACGAGTTTTACGATCAGGCGCGAGAACAGGCATCCGTGGATCGTTCTCACGCATATAATTATTGTCAACCGCCTGCATCTGTGATTCGGCATGTTGCTTGTAATAAGCTCGCCTTTTGGCTACCGACTCTTCCGGTGCCTTACAGAGCAGGAGTCCACCAACCTCAATACCACCCTTCGCGCCCCATTCCGACTTATGATCACTCATAATCTGTAGCTCCGGGTGGTCTTCGGCACGAACTGGTTCCCACCCTTCACGAAAGCGTTTTGATACATTCGTGTTATCAAGAGTGCCAACCATCGATGTTCGTATCCACCTGAACACCCATCCGTCTTGCGGATCTGGGTCTGGAAGTATAGATGCAGGTTCCCAAGGCGTGTCACGAGTATCGTTTTCACGAGTTTCGAGATTTCTTGGCTCCCGTGGAGCGCGTTCTTCAGCCATTAGACCATCTCCTTCATTAACTGGGCCGCATATTGCTGAGAGGTAAGTCCCAAGCGTTTCGCGAGTCTGACTTGGGTTTCCGTCAATCTGACGGTGCGTGGCCTGGCTCCGCTATTTCTAGAAGCAGATGCTACCACGGATTTTTTTCGAGGCGGTGCGGCGTCAACAACCATCGTATTATTGGTGCGTTGGCTGCTATTACCGAATTGCGTAGGAAAAACTTCTTTCATACGATTGTCGATCAATTCATAATATTGTTCAGACTCAGGGTCAATACCTTCATCTCCAACCAACTTTTCATGTACTCCATAAGCAAAGCTGGTCATTTCCTTATCAACACCAAAC